TAATTAAATTATGGTTTGCAACCTAATAGCAAGAAAGAGGAAATAAAATGGAAACAAGAAAGTATGAAGTAACAGTAAACGAAAAGAAAGGAACTTGCGACAACGCGTTATTCGAGAAAATGGCAAAGAAAGGAGATTTAACAGCTATCAAATTATCAGAGTTAGTAGGCGTAGAAGTTAAAATATTAGGATACGCAAAATGTCATATTGTAACAGACGAAAAAGAATTTGATATAAACTACTTTGATACAGAAGAATACGGCTTAGTATCTAGTGGTAGCGAAATCTTTACAGAAAGTGTAGTAGATTATTTCGGAGAAGTAGAAAGCGTAAGACTAACAGAAGTAAAAACAAAGAAAGGTAAAACTTATAAAGCAGTACCAGTACTAGGAAATAACAAAAAAGAAGAAACTACAAAAAATGAAGAAGAAACAACAGACGATTTACCATTTTAATTTTGTAGTAAAGGAGAATAAATATGCCTAAAAAAAAGGAACTAACCCGAGAGGAACAAGAATTATTTAGTGAATTAAAGAAGTTAAGTAAAAGAGCTAACCAACGTATAGTAAGGTTAGAACGCGAGTTTCGGGAAAGATACTTGGGCTACAAAATATTTAAAGGAAAAGCTTGCAACCGAACCGTTGCAAGCTTGGTCTGTTTCTGGGCGTGTTAAAGCCAATAAATCTATGACAGTTACACAAATGAGAGCAACTATAAAAGCTACAAAAGAATTTTTAAATAGTAGTATTAGTACTAAAAGAGGAATAAAGAAAGCTAAACAAAAAGCTATTAAAACATTAAAAACAAGATTTAGTACTGATGTTTCGGATATATCTTACGAAGAAGCAGAAGCATTAACGAATTTTTTTGAGGATAAAGAAGTAAATGGAATAACAAATTTTATACCTCGGGTCTGATGTATTAGCAGTAATAGAAGAAGCAAGAGAGAAACAAAATGATTATCAAACTTTTGCAAGTCAAATGGAAAGTATCATACAATGGAACAGAGGCTATAATATAGAAAGTATATTAAGAAAAATATATACAAAGTATGTATATAGAGGTAGTCAGAATACTGACGAAATAGAATTATTATACAGTAATGTTATAGAACTAGTAAATAATGCTAATAGTGAAAGCGATTTACAAGAGGTAGAAAGTATAATAGCAAATTTAATGTCAGAAGGGAAAATCGACGGCAAAGAATATAATTATTTAATAAACGCCATAAATGATAAAAGAAAAGAGATTTAAAATATGAAATATTATAAAGAATTTCAATATCATTTTGGGGACATAGTAGGCGAAAGAAAAAAAGTAGATAATACTATATATTCGTTAGATATAGAAACATCAAGTTATTTAATATTACACGGTAGAATATTACCAGCAATAAAATATTTAGAATTAACAGAGGAAGAACAAAAACTAGCAGAATTTAGAAGTTGTATGTATATTTGGATGTTTTCTATTAACGAAGAAGTATATTACGGTAGAACTTGGGAAGAATTAAAAAGTTTTCTAATACGATTAGATTATTATAATAATAGTAAAAAAATAGTATTTATACACAATTTAGCGTTTGAATTTCAATATTTAAAAAGTATATTTAGATTTAAAAACGTAGTAGCAAGAAAAAAACACAAAGTTATGAAATGCGAACTAGAAGACTATAACATAGAAATTAGATGCACTTATCAAATGTCAAATTGCGCATTAAAGCAATTACCTAAAATATTTATGTTACCCGTAGAAAAGAAAGTAGGCGATTTAGATTATACGTTACTTAGAACGCCAGCAACGAAACTAACAGAAAAAGAATTAGGATATTGCGAATATGACTGTTTAGTTATATATTATTATATAAAAAGAGAATTAGAAACCTATGGCAGAGTTGACAAAATACCATTAACAAGCACGGGACACGTAAGGCGAGAACTAAAAGAAAGAATATCGGAAGACTGGGACTATAAAAGAAAAGTTAAAAAGTCAATAAATATAAACCCACACATATATAATTTATTACAAGAAGCATTTGCCGGACGGATACACGCACGCTAATTGGATATATGTTGACGAAATACTAAAAAATATAGAAAGCTGGGACTTTACGAGTTCATATCCATATATTTTAGTTTCACATCAATTCCCGTCTACTGAGTTCCAAAAATGTATGATAAAAGATAGAAAACAAATGTTAACTAGATTTGCATATATATTAGTAGTAGAATTTAAAAATATAAAATGTAAATATTATAATAATTTTATTTCGCAAAGTAAATGTAGAGAAATAAAAAAAGGTAAATACGATAATGGGCGTGTAATGGAAGCAGAAAGTTTAACAATTACGCTAACAGATGTAGATTTTTACTTTTTATTAGATACTTATAAATACGATAGTTACGAAATAAAAGAAAGTTATTATAGCGTTTACGATTATTTACCTAAACAATTTATAGAATTTGTTTTAGAAAAATATGTAAATAAAACAGCGTATAAAAACGTAGAAGGTATGGAAGTAGAATACGCAAAAGAAAAAAATAAATTTAACGCCTTGTATGGTATGAGTGTTACTAATATGATACGTGACGAAGTATTATACGACAATGAATTAGACTGGACGGAAAGAGAATTAGAAAACACAGAAATAATAGCAAAATTAAATGAAGAAAAGAAAAAAGCTTTTTTATCTTTTGCTTATGGTGTTTGGGTTACAGCATACGCACGTTCTAATTTATTAAAAAATGTAATACAACTAGACGAACAAGTAGTATACTGTGATACTGACAGTATGAAATTAAAAGAAGGATACGACAAAACAGTAATAGAAAAATATAACAAATTTGTAATACAAAAATTAAAACACGTAAGTAAATTACTAGATATACCATACGAAAAATTTAGCCCGAAAGATAGTAAAGGAGAACGCCATATATTAGGTGTATTCGATAACGACGGACAATACGACGAGTTTATAACGCAAGGCGCTAAAAAATATGCTTATACGAAATGGATAGATAAAGAAAAAATAAAAGAAGATACAAACGTACAAGAAATAAAAGGAAAAAAAGCAAAAATATTAGAAATTACAGTAGCTGGTGTACCTAAAAGCCGGCGCGCAAGGTTTAAAAAATTTATCAGAATTTAAAGACAATTTTATATTTGATTTTAAATATACGAATAAAAATTTGCTAATGTATTGCGAAAATCAAGAAAAATGTACTATAATAGATTATCAAGGAAATGAATATACAGTAGTAGACAAAAGCCGGTTGCTGTATTGTTCCGACAACATACATACTAGGGAAAGCTCTAGATTATGCCGACTTAATTTCTGATAATTCTAGTAAACGTGCAAAATATAAGGAGTGAGAAAGTGAAAGATTTAGAATTTATTAAAAAATTTTCAAAAATAACAGTATCGGGCGCGTGTAAAAAAACAAAAGTAGATAGAGCAGGACTACTAACGAATAGATTAAAAGACGAAAAGGCAAAGGCTGTAAGAGAAGAAATCGAAAACCAAATTGCAAGATTATATATAAAGGAAGAAAATAACAATGGCGAATAAAAAAGTAGTCCATTATAATATAGATAAAATAGACGCGATACGGTGCTAGAATTAACTTGATATACGGCGAGCGCTCTAACGGGAAAAGCTATCAAGTGAAACACAAAAAAGCCGTAGAAAAATATTTAAAAACTGGAAAAAGATTTATTTTAATGCGTAGATTACGCGAGGAAATAACGTCCGAGAAAATAGAACAATATTTTCAAGATGTAGACGTAGCAAAATTAACAGAGGGAAAATATAATTGTATAACATTATATAGAAAAAATTTATATTTATCGATATATGATAACGAAACGGGTAAAACTAAAAGATTTGATAAAATAGGCTATGTAGTAGCATTATCGACAGAACAAAATTACGCCGGTGCAAGTTATTTAGATGTAGAAGATATTATATTTGAAGAATTTATGAGCCGTAGCACTTATTTACCTAATGAAAGTAATAAACTAATGAATTTTTATGCGACAGTAGATAGAAAACGTTTAAAAGTAAGATTATGGCTAGTAGGTAATACAATTTCTAGGGTATGCCCCTATATTAACGACTGGGGCTTACATCAGATAATTAGCGCACAAAAACAAGGTACAATACAAGTAAAAGAAATACCCGACGTAGTAGAAGGAAACCCACCAATTAAGATAGCGCTTGAATATTGTTTATCTACTGGCAAAACTTCGGGAACTATTGGAACTAACGCCAAAATGATAAATACGGGGGCTTGGGAAACGCACCCACAACCACATTTGCCAAAAAGTTATAATAATTATAATGTATTATATCGTTTCGGCTTTCAATATCAAAGTTTCAAGTTTTTATGCGAATACATAGTAGATAAGGAAGAAAAAACAAGTCCGATTTGGTTTATCCGTCCATATTATAAAGAATTTTCTAATAAAATAATTGTATTTTCTGATGTTATAAAAGTATCTAGATACTGGCAAAGAGATATATACAATATATCAATAAAAAACGAAAAACTACGTAACTTGTTTATGACATTTAAGGAAAACAAAATTTTTTATGCTAACGATATGGTAGGTACAGACTTTAAACAAGTTATAGATTTTCAGATAAGGAGATAGAAAATGAATAGTAAAATTATATTAGTAAAAAATATAAATATTGACAGACAATATACTAACGTACTTTCCTATACAGAAGCACAAATGTTAGAATTATGCAGAAGTCAAGGACATTTAGTCGCGCAAGCTGAAAATTATTCTTTTTTAAGAAACACGGGAACTATAATGGCTGGGTTTACTTATGCACAATGTTTACAAGCAAACTATATCGCATTTCAAAACCCCGACTATTCTAACAAATGGTTTTTTGCTTGGATAGACGACGTTATATACAAAGGAGATAAAAACACAGAAATAACATTTACAGTAGACGCTTGGTCTACTTGGTATGATTATTGGACTTCAAAAACTTGTTTTATAAATAGACAACACGTAAACGACGATACAATAGGTTTACATACAATACCCGAAAATTTAGACGTAGGCGAAATAATTGAAGAAAGTTACGAAGGTTTTCCGGTTATTGATACCGAAGAAGATAGAAACCAATTTTATTATGTTATAGAAGGTACTTATAACCCTATAACAAAAAAAGATTTTGTTGGAGTTACTAAAATTAATGGCTCACTTTCGGGGTCTTGGTTATTTTTATTTGAAGCTTATGAAGGTAGTGTGGGGTTACCTAATATAGAAAATTTTTTAGGCGAAGTAAACGAAGCAAAAAAAATTGATAGTATACAAAATATGTATATATTACCTAAATATTTAGTAGACGCAATAGGTACAACAAGATATGAAACCACTGGACAAGTATTTGGAAACTATCATTTTTACCTATTAAATTCAAGTACTAGAGCAATAACATTAGCTTATAATTTTATTAAAGTAAATAGGTACAATGATTTTGTTCCAAAAAATAATAAATGTTTTGTATATCCTTATAATTATTTATTTGTTAGTAATAACCAAGGAAGTAATAACATTTATAAATATGAAGACTTTATATTAAATAATCAAATAGCAGAAAATCCAATAGTAGAATTAGAGTGCGCAATTTCTGTGGGTGCTTCAATACGTTTAGTGCCAAGAGGTTATAAAAATATAGATAGAAATTACGACGAAGCATTACCATTATCAAAATTTCCAACTTGTTCTTGGTCTTCTGACGCTTTCACAAACTGGTTAACACAAAACGGTATTAATATAGCTACTAATGTTTTATTAGCTACTGCTGGGGTTGGTGTATCTTTAGCAAGTGGTGGAACATTAGCACCAGCTGTATTATCAATAGCTGGAACAGTTGCAAATACAATAGGGCAATTTTACCAAGCTAGTTTATTACCTTCTATTACTGGTGGTAATAATGCTGGAGATGTGAATTTTGCCTCAAGACAAAATATATTTGCTATACATCATTTAAGAGCAAAGACAGAATATTTAAAAATAATAGACGATTACTTTACACGATTTCGGATATGCAATAAAAAGTTTGGAATTACCTAATATTACTGGTCGTAGATATTGGAACTATGTAGAAATTGGGTCAAGTGAAGAAATAGGATACGGCGAAGTACCAAGTAAATATATGGAAATAATAAATAATGCTTGTAGACGTGGTGTTACTATATGGCATAATCACGGAAATGTTGGAAATTATAGCTTAAATAATATAATTGTTTAACGTGAAACAATTAAAAAGAGAAGTAAAAACTTCTCTTTTTTAAATTAATTCAATTTGATTTTGTATTATTCTAGCAATTATTTCTTGTCCAGCATTATTAGGGTGTAATCTATCGCCATTTACATAGTACATATCATTAATTTTATCTATTAACGATTTTATTGTGCTTCTATCTGTTAAATTAAAATATGGTATAGAATAATAAGCACATCTATTTTTTATAGCATTTACATATTCCATAAATTTATAACCTGTTTCGTGTGTTAAATTTCTATATAAAGGTGTTAAAAATAATATAGGTTTTCCCGGATATTTTTCAATTAAACCAGTAATAAGAGTGTTTAAAGCCCCATTAAAAGTTTCTATATTATTTGAGTTCTCATCTCCTAAAGGTATTTGATAAGCATAATCATTGGTACCACCAAAAACAACTACATAATCTAAGTTATTATCCATATTAGCATATCTAATACACATAGGGTTTTCTTGTGCATTTTCTTGTGCATTTTCTCCAGCTTTTGCAATAGAATTACCAGAAATACCATAATTAATAGATGTAGAACCACTATTTTCTGCAATAACAGTAGGATATGGTCTACTAACTCCTAAACCGTATGTAATGCTATCGCCTAAATATCCAATAATTTTATTATATAATTTTGAATTATTAATATTTGATACTTGTATATTATCTCTTAATCGATAATAATCTATTAAGTTATTTGTTCCTTGTATCAAATAATAATTTTCTACTTCTGATTTTCTTAATGACTTAGTTATATATACAGCGTTATTATATGGAATTGTAAAATTTGAAGTATTTGGAGATGTTAAACCACCTATCCAATTAAAATTAATATCATAAAAATTAATAAAGCCGGTACCATTTCCTTGATAAAATACGGTTTCATTTGGTATATAAATAGGCAATTCCATAATTTCACTTACATACTCAGTTAAGTTGCCACTTTCATTAGTATCATACATACCTTTATTACTAAAATAACCATCAGTATTTATAAAATTTTTATTAAATAAATTATTTGTAATATGTTCTATAAAAGAGGTATTTTCGGGTAATATACTATTACCTATTAAATTTTCTGTTGGTACAAGAATACTATTATTTTTAAAATGTGTTGGTTTTTTTAATTTATTAATTATATAATTATTACTAGTTCCTTTACATAAATATATATTTCGAATTGTTTCTCCTTCTACAAGAGTATCAATATATCTCATAATTCGTGCCTTTCTTTTCTTAATTTTATAT